TGGCAACAGTTAAGCTTTGATGAAGATGTAAAAAAATATATAAAAAGTATTTTAAAAAGCGGTGATGATTTATCAACAGATCCAAGAATAGAATTATCTACCATACACGGAGCCAAAGGTAGAGAAAGAGAAAATATTGTTTTGTGTATAGACTACGGAACAGAAACACAATCAACAATGTTAGCACAAAAAGCAGCTGAAGATCCAGACTCAACACACAGATTGTTTTTTGTTGGAACAACACGGGCGATGAAAAGGTTGTATATTTTATCACCTTTAACAGCGCACTACTACACAATAGGAGGACAAATAATATGACACACAAAGATGACTTTAAAGAGATAGCTTATGATTCGTTAGAAAAACAGGTAGGTGGAAAACACTATCGATCTTTTAAAATTCAGCCAGCACAGTTTATAAATGAAAATGGGTTGAAATTTGCAGAAGGCTCGGCTATAAAATACATATGCAGACACTCCTCCAAGGGAAAAGAAGAAGATATTAAGAAAGCAATGCATTATTTAGAAATGATTTTAGAAAGAGATTATAGTTAATGTACACTGCACAAACAGAATGGAATAGCCCCACTTCTTTTCCAGACTTAAAAGATCACAAGTATATTGCAATCGATTTAGAAACAAAAGACCCTAGTTTAAAATCACGTGGTTCTGGTGCGTTGATTGGAGAAGGTGAGATTGTTGGTATTGCGGTAGCTGTAGAGGGATGGTCGGGTTATTATTCTTTTGGACATTTAGAACAGAATCATTTTGATGAAGTCAGTGTTATGAGTTGGATTAAAGATGTATGTGCTTTACCTGCTACAAAATTATTTCACAATGCGATGTATGATGTTTGTTGGTTAAAAGCATACGGAGTTAATATTAATGGACACATTGTAGACACAATGGTAATGGCAGCATTGGTTGATGAAAACAAATTCTCATACTCACTAAACAGCGTATCATATGAATGGTTGGGTGAAGTTAAAGACGAGACAGCATTGAAAGAAGCCGCAGCTAAAGCTGGTGTTGACCCAAAAGCAGAGATGTGGAAGTTACCTGATATGTTTGTTGGTGCCTATGCAGAGAAAGATGCTGAATTAACTTTAAAACTTTTTAAAAAATTATCTGTAGAAATTAAAAAACAAAATCTTACAAATATATTTAATTTAGAAACTCAATTGTTTCCTGCGTTAATTGATATGAAAATTAAGGGCGTTCGAGTGGACGTTGAAAAAGCTCATAAATTGAAGCAACAATTAGCATCACAAGAAGAAAAATTGCTCCTAGAGATAAAAAAAGAAACCAACCTAGAACCTCAAATATGGGCTGCAAGAAGTATTGCCAAAGTTTTTGATAAATTAGGTTTACCTTACGCAAGAACTGCAGCATCGAAGGCACCTTCATTTACTAAAAACTTTCTTCAAGAACATAAAAATCCTATTGTTAATAAAATCTCAAAAGCAAGAGAGATAAACAAAGCACATACTACATTTATAGATACGATTATCAAGTATCAATATAAAGGTAGAATACACGCAGACATCAACCCTATTAGAGGTGAGGGTGGCGGGACCGTGACAGGTAGATTTTCATATTCAAATCCAAACCTCCAACAAATCCCAGCGAGGAACAAGCAGCTAGGGCCTATGATTAGATCTCTATTTATACCAGAGAGTGGTCACAAATGGGGATGTTTTGATTACAGTCAACAAGAACCAAGATTAGTTGTGCACTATGCAGCTTCAAGTCAGAAACTTCGTAATGAAGAAGAAGTAAAAAAGATTGTGAATGAGTTTAATAATAACGAAGTAGACTTTCATCAGACTGTAGCAGACATGGCAGACATATCTAGGACACAGGCTAAGACAATTAATTTAGGTTTGTTTTATGGTATGGGTAAAGCAAAGCTACAAGCAGAATTAGGTTTATCGACAAAAGATGAAGCAGAGAAATTATTTAATAAATATCATGACCGTGTTCCATTTGTTAAAGATCTAATGAACAACACATCAAAAGACGGAGCAGCTTTAGGATATATTAGAACTTTACTTGGAAGAAAATGTAGGTTTGATAAATGGGAACTAAATGAATATAACCCTGGAGTCTTTAGTCCTCCAATGACTGAAGCAGAAGCTAGAGAAGCTTCAATAGTTAAACAAAAAACAAAAGAAATAGAGAAACAAAAATATAAATTAGATCTAGGAGAAATCACAGAAAGCGAAATTTTAAAAAGTATAAAGCCAAATATAAAAAGAGCTTTTACTTACAAAGCTTTAAATAAATTAATTCAAGGTTCTGCAGCAGACATGACTAAACAAGCTATGTTAAATTTATATAGAGAGGGTATTGTACCGCACATACAAATACACGATGAATTGGATATTTCTGTAGAGTCAGACAAGCAAGCTAAAAAAATTATTGAGATTATGGAAGAAGCTGTTACATTAAAGATCCCCAATAAAGTTGACTATGAGTCAGGAGATAACTGGGGGCAAATAAATGGATAATTATAATGGCTTACTTAAACTCAAACATACCAGCGACTTATGCGCAAATAAGAAGAGAATATTTATACGATTGTAAAAAACATCATGGAGAAGTTGAAGACTGTATTATCTTTGGTATTAGCTCTATTGCAGGTAGCGCACTTTTATTTCATGCAATTATGGAGAATGGTGCAATCTTTTATAGACTACCTATTACAGCTTTTATTCAAAGAGGATTTAAACCGGAAGATGTACCCACACGAAGACTTGATGAACTTCAGTTGTGGAATTGTTTTAGTTATTATCCTGCTGTTTGTTCTTGGGATATAATTCAAGGAACATCTGGTAAATACATAGGTAAAGATAAAAAATGGCATCACGGAAAATATTTATTTACCGTTGACTTTGCACATCCAGAGAGTAATATATTAGACACCGAACATTCGGAGATACCGCACGAACATAAGTGCGCTCACATACTTGCTTTAAATGATGGCAACTATGCAGCACAACCAAACAACAGACTGATCTGGGACTTACCTTCTTTCACAGTGAAAGATAATATTCCTGATTGGAAAGTTCAAACATCAGAGTGGAATGTAGAAGACTCTGGTAAATGGAAAACAGAAGATACTGATAATTTCTTTTATGAGATAGAGGAGAAGAAAAATGATTGATAATATTTGGAAAAAAATAACAATGCCTGAGCAAAAAACTTTATTAGTTTACAGATGCATAGTAGTTGCATCAATAATAATACTTTACTTAGGTTAATGGGAAAAAAACTTTGTAGTAAATGTCATCATCCTTGCCATTGTGGTGAGGATAATGACTTACATGCGGACGAGTATGAGAACGAGGTTAAATAATGGAGACTAGTAAGATGAATTATTATTTTACAGGCATACTAATTATTTTATTGTGTTTGATAGCATGGGTGGGACCAGCTTATCCAGGTTCAACACAAACAAATACTTCAGGATCTAACACAGCTATTGAGGGTGGTTATACATCAACTGCTACAACAACATACCAATCTGGGTCTAGTTCTAATAGCACAACAAACAGTACAACAAACTCTAATATTAAGTCTGCACCACCATCAGCTTCAGCACCATCCTACAACTCCATGACGCAAGACGTTTGTGCTGTTGGAGTATCAGCAGGTGTACAGACGTTTGGTGTGGGTTTAAGTGGTGGTAAACACACGATAGACAAAAATTGTGAAAGATTAAAACTAGCAAGAATACTTAACGATTTTGGTATGAAAGTAGCTGCAGTTGCTATATTATGTCAGGATGAAAGAGTATTTGAATCTATGATACAAGCAGGCACACCATGTCCAATAGATGGTAAAATAGGTAAAGAAGCAGAGGCTTTATGGTCTAAGTATGATCATGAAAGACCAGACTATAAAACATATGTAAAACGTATGGATAATAGACAAAAGATTGATGAAGAAGAAGCTAAATTAAAAGCAGAACAAGAAGCAGCAGCAAAATATAAAGAAGACAATTATATAAAACCAGAGGACTGGCAAGGGCCTAGATGAAAATAAGCGAGAATACTTCTGTAAGTATGCCCGTCAAAAACATGCTCATGATAATCGCGGGCGTTGTGGCTGGCGTGTTCGCATACACAGAGATTACAGCTAGACTTACCTCGTTAGAAACGTCAAGAGAATTATTTCAAGCTGATCTTCTCAAGAAAAGTGAACAACTGCCCACGGATCAGGAGCAATACATGCTCTTAGAAGCACTTTTTTCTGACGTAGAAAAATTACAAAAAAATCAAGAGCAGAATATGACAAACAAAGTCAACATAGAATTTACTCAAAAACAATTAGAAAAACTATTATCTGATGTAGAAGCATTAAAAGATAAAGTTAGAGCAAACGGAAGTCACCAATGACAGAAATGGTGGTAGCTTTACTTATGATAATAGGAGGAGAGATTAAGGAAGCTCGTATTCAAACTTCAATGTCTGAATGTTTAGCAGGGGCCCGCGTTGCTAAACGTGGTTTAAAAGTTGGTGGTAATATAAAATACCAATGTATAAAATCTATGGCAGAGTTAGAAACAAATATTGATGGATCTTTATCAATTAAAAAACTTATATTAAAATGAAATGGCTAATAGGACTTTTTATTATATTTCTTTTGCTTTTGTACTCAGTTGCAAGAGCTGATGTAATTACAACAGGTAACTTACTTCCAAACGCAAACGATGGTGTAGACTGGGGATCTAGTTCCACGGATCAAATAAATCCTGGTGGATCTGGAACTGTATCTACTGGTTCTACAGTAAATGGATTTGATGTAACATGTCCTGCATCACAAGCTAACTGTGGATACAAGTATAGTGTTGGTGGTGACTTTGAAGTAACGGGCACAGCCACTCTCTCTGTTGATGACATTGCATTAACAAATAATAATATTACTCAAGAGATGTTAGACAATGGTGTAACTCTTAATAGTTATATTGATGTTGCAAACTGTGATAACCAAGCAGGTAATTGTGAAGGTAAAAGTGGAGCAACAGATTCCCATACTGTTGTTATAAAATTAAAAGATTCAACTGGTAATGTTTTATCTACAACTACACAAACAAGAAACAATACAGCAGGGTTTCAGGGAAACTGTAATGGCTATCCATCTAGTTCATCAGGTGGACAAACCGCAGGCTGTGGACAATACAATGATCAAGTAATTTATAATAATCATGGATCAAACAAAGCTGATTGGTCTTGGACAGGTACAGATAACAATACAGGCACAGCGCAAAGGGGCGGACCAAACTTATTGGGTGCTAAACTTACAATGACTTACGATGATACTGTCTTAAATCAAGATGCATCAGATTCATTAGATCAAGTTCAAGATAACTTAGGTGATTTAGATGAACAAGTATTTGACGATGTGCAAGAATTCTTTTTTGAAGAAGAGGCATTTTCTTTTTACGAAGAGCCACCACAGTTTGAAATGAACATGCCGATGGAGATGGAAACATTTGAGTTTGTAAACGAGTATGTAGAAGAATTTTTTATGGATATGGGCCCAGAGTTTATGATGGAACCTGAAGGCATGGATATGTCAGATGGCCCTATAGTTTTAATGGCTGATGAACAGATGATGGAAGAAATGTACGAAGAGTCTAATGAGATTGTTGCATCGTTTCTACCTATGCCATCTGAAGAAATGATTAAAGAAAAACCACCTATGATGACTGAAACATTTCAAGAAGAGGAGATGATGGAAGAACAACCACCTATGATGACTGAGACATTTCAAGAAGAGGCATTTGAAGAAGAAGAAATAATAGAAGAGAACTCACCTATGATGACTGAAACATTTCAAGAAGAGGAAATGCCGGAAGAAAAACCCACAGAAATAGCAAAAGAAGAAGTAATTGAAGAAGAAGAAACTGTTGAAGAAAAGCCTACTAAGATGGTAAAAGCCACAAATGAAGAGAAAAAAGAAAAAGTTAAAGAAGAGAAACCCGATAGTAAGACTACTAAAAAGTCTTCTGTTCAGACAAAGAAAGTTGCCAAACAAGAAAAGGTACAGTCGAAAACAAAAACAACAGATGTTAAGTCACAGTCAAAGCTTATAAATGTTGAAAAGGTAATGGCGAAAGTCGACAAGGATATTAAGAGTATTTCAAAAAATTTACAAATAAAAAATATTATTAAATTAGAGATAATGGCAAGTGATCAAGCATCATTAAATGCATATGCAAATACACAGTTTTATAAACCAAAAGACATATATTTAGATCAATTAAATATAATAGATACTAGACTTATTTATGCTGACAAGAGTCTTGCAACCTATACTCAAAATGATAAGATAGAAGTTCAAGCGCGTAAACTAGAAGAAATAAATTCTAGAAAACAAAAGCTTTTGATTGAATTAGAGGTATTAAAAAATGGATAAGATTAAAGGACAACTAGCAGGAGTCGCAGCATTACTAGGAGTCATCGCAGCAATAGGTGGTGGCTTTGTAAAGTATGGTGAGATTGTAACTAAAATAGATACGCTAGAATCTAAAGAGTGGACAGCCGTAGATACAACTGGGATTGAAACATCTATCGCTGTGTTAGAAGAAAAAGTTGAGAAACTAGAAAATGCAGATACTTCACACTCACACAAACTACAAGATCATGATCATCCAGTTGAGCATTCACACACAAAAACTTTGGTTAACGAAAAAGAAATAGAACTATTAAAGGTACAAATAGAAGAGATAAAAGTTAAATCTTCTAATCCATTAGCAAACTAATGAATCTTTCACGAAATTTCTCCCTTCAGGAGTTAATTAAATCAGACACGGCTATTCGTATGGATATTGATAACAATCCTAACGCGGATCAAATAGAAAAGTTAAAAGCTTTGTGCGAAAATATTTTGCAACCAGTCCGTGATCAT